ACAGACACAAGCACAACTACCAACTCAACTCTTCCTTGGAAGAACTCTACAACCATCCCCAAGCTGTGTCAAATACGTGACAACCTGCACTCAAACTACATTAGCAGCTTGTTCCCCAACGACAACTGGCTTAAGTGGGAGGGGCGCTCTCGTGATGACGTAGTTAAGAAGAAGGCCAAGGCTATCGAAGCTTACATGGCTAACAAGACTAGAGAAGCTAAATTTAGAACAGAGATGAGTAAGCTTGTCTATGACTATATTGACAAGGGTAATGCCTTTGCAACATCCTCCTTTGAGTCACGTTACAAGGAGACAGTTAACGGTGACATCATCCCTGACTACGTTGGCCCAGTGGCTCACCGTATCAGCGCCTTAGACATTGTATTCAACCCACTGGCAGACTCCTTCGACAACTCGTTCAAGATAGTTAGAAGCATCAAGACTATTGGTGAGCTGAAGAAGATGGCCATTACTGAGCCAGAGCAACAGTTCTGGACAGAGGCTCTAGAGCGTCGAGAGATGATTAGACAAGTAGCTGGTGGATACAGTAAGGAAGACTTCGATAAGGCCGTAGCGTACTCAGCAGATGGCTTTGGAGACATGTACGAGTATTACATGAGCGACTATGTAGAGATCTTGGAGTTCTTTGGAGACTACCATGACAGTGCTACAGGTGAGCTTAAGACTGAACGAATGATAACTGTAGTGGACAGATCACATACAGTTAGAGACGTAGAGATTCCAACTTGGTACAGTGGGGCTAATATACGTCATGTAGGCTGGAGGTTTCGTCCAAATAACTTATGGGCTATGGGGCCACTAGACAACCTAGTAGGCTTACAATACAGACTAGACCACCTAGAGAACCTCAAGGCAGATGCTATGGACTTAACAGTTCATCCACCACTAAAGGTTATTGGTGAAGTGGAGGAGTTTGTATGGGGGCCAGGTGTTGAAATATCAATAGATGAGAACGGTGACGTACAAGAGCTAGGTAAGAACTTAAATGGTATTATGGCAGCAGCTAGTGAGATGGCAGCTATAGAAGACCGTATGGAGCTATATGCAGGGGCTCCTCGTGAAGCAGCTGGCATACGTACCCCAGGAGAGAAAACCCTTGGAGAGGTGATGCAGTTGGCTACAGCGTCAGGTCGTATCTACCAACAGAAGGTTACTAACTTCGAGATAAACCTATTAGAGCCAATCCTGAATGACATGCTAGAGTCTGCTAGACGTAACCTAGACTCCACTGACATTCTACGTATTGCTGATGCTGAACTAGGTATCACAGAGTTCTTATCTATCACTAAGGAGGACATCACTGCTAACGGCATCATACGCCCTGTAGGAGCTAGACACTTCAGTAAGCAAGCACAAGACTTACAGAACCTGATGACTGTCTTCAACTCGCCTATAGGAGCTATGCTAGCACCACACACATCTGCTATAGCAATGACAGACTTCATCAATGACATTACAGGACTTGATGGATATAACATCTTCTCTCCTAATATTGCAGTGTTTGAACAGCAAGAGTTAGCCAGTACACAGGGTAGAGTACAAGAGGAAGCTCTTGTAAGAGATACTACGCCTACGGCAGAGGAAGGGTAGCGTATGAAGACAACATGGACTAAGGGCTTAGACGAACAGGGGGTGGCTGACATAAAAGCCTCCTTCAAGTCTAGCACAGTACTGAGATCAAGGCTGTCAGAGCTTTGTGGGGAGAAGGCCTATTCATCTCTGTCCACTAATGCTAAGCAATATGAGTCTCCTAACTGGTGCTATCAGCAAGCTGACAACGTAGGTTACAGAAGGGCTCTTAATGAAATAATTTCACTATTAGAGAATTAATTGCACTAAATGTGCTAAAATTCTAGTATATATAAGTATATACAGAATATATAGTATACAAGTACATATTATCTTTATTATATCTTTATTAATATAACTATTAACATATAACTACTAGGATACTTACCAAAGTATGACTATTGAAAATAACGCATTTAATCAATCTCAGGCAACCCCTGAAACAGTACCAGTTGCATCATCAGCTTTTGCAGACCAACTAAGCATGATAAAAAATGAAACTGGAGAGCAGAAATATACTGACGTTCCTAAAGCACTGGACGCACTAGCTCACTCTCAAGCTTACATCCCACAGTTAAAGGCTGAATCAGAGTCTAAAGATTTGGAGATTGCAAGATTGACAGAAGAGCTTAATAAGCGGGCATCTGTAGAAGACGTTGTATCTAAGCTCACTGCGCAGCAGGCCCAACCTGAGACAACCCCTCAAGTAAGTGGACTTAACGAGCAGGAGGTTTTAAACCTCGTTCAAAACTTCTCAGCAACTCAGTCAGCACAGTCTGTGGCTAATAGTAATGAGAAGGTAGTAAGTGACTCTTTGTTCAGCCAGTTTGGAGACAAGACTTCTGAAGTCGTTGCAGCCAAAGCAGCTCAACTAGGCATGTCAGTAGAGGGCTTACAGAAGCTATCACAAGATAGCCCACAAGCAGCTCTACAACTCTTCCAAGTACAAAGTGCAGTAGCTCCTAGTTCAACTAGAGGCAGCATTAACTTACCACCAACAGGTGGACAGGAAGACACCTTGCAGCCCCCAGAGAAATCTCTGTTACGAGGGGCATCCACTAAAGACCAGATTGAGTACTTGCATAAAGTACGTGATCGAGTTTATAAAAAACATAACGTAGAAATTTAATTACACTTGAGGAATAAAAATGCAGTTAACGACTAATAGCACAGCGTTCATCGAACAAGAGATCTATTCAGATTTCATTCTAATGAACTTACACGATGGCTTACTAGGTGAGCAGTTCTACCGTAACGTTGGGGACTTCGGTTCTGGCGACACGTTAAACATCCCTACCATCGGTTCTGTTACAATTCAAGAAGGTACTGAGAACGAAGCCTTCACTTACAACCCAATCGACACTGGCCGTGTTCAGTTAGTCATCAGTGACTATGTTGGTGATGCATGGTATGTTACTGACGACATGCGTGAAGATGGTTACAACGTAGATGCTCTTATGGCAGCTCGTTCATCTGAGTCAACTCGTGCTCTACAAGAGAACTTCGAGACTCGCTTCTTAGCAGTAGCTAACGCAGCTCAGACAAATGCTAACGCTAACACTATTAATGGCTTCCCACATCGAATTGGTTCAGCTGAGACTAATGATGTATTTGCACTGTCTCACCTAATTGCAATGCGCCTGTCTTTCGACAAGGCTAACGTGCCTATGGAAGGTCGTGTATTCATTGCAGATGGTGTTGTAGAAGCAACTCTTAACGGCTTAGTAAACATTGCTACAGACGTTACACCTTTTGCTAAGGACATCTTGAACGCTGGTATGTCTTCTGGTATGCGTTTCGTACAGAGCTTATATGGCTTTGACGTAATCTTATCTAACCGTCTACCTAAAGGTGACTTTAGTGATGGTACTAATGCTGTTACTGGTGCTGTAGCGAACATCGCTATGTGTGTACTAGATGACCAGTGTAAGCCTATCATGGGTGCATGGAGACGTCTACCTCGTGTTGAAGGCGAGCGTAACAAAGACTTAAGACGTGACGAGTTTGTTGTAAGCTCTCGCTTTGGTTTAGGTGCTCAACGTGTTGACACACTAGGCGTTATCATCACTTCAGCAACTAACTACTAGGAGAATTATTATGGGTTTTGAAAATAGTGCATTCCCACTAACAAGTGGTACAGCATACAATCATTATGGCGCACGTAACGTAGGTGGTGCTGCTGGTGCAGAAGCTCCTTCAGCTGGTGCAGAACGTGAGATTAGTGTTAACTTTGATGGTGACGCTCTTCCTACTAAAGTACAGGTTCCACTAGGAGCTATTGTGACAGAGATTGTAGATTTCTTCACTGGTACTGTCTCAGCAGCTACAGTAGGTGCTCAGGATATTTCAGCAGCAAACGGAGCAGTGGCTAACTATGTTACCATTACTACAGCAGCTGATCTAACTGTTACTGGCCCAACGGCTGGCACAGCAGTAGTTAAATACTTGTACGTAGTATAAGATAGTTCAAAGGGAGGTAGCAGCGATGTTGCTTCCCTTTTTTATTGCTCGGAGAAAACATGAGTATACAGCACAAAGATATACCAGAATCTCAACTTCACGAACCAAAAGGGGCGAGCACAGCAAGTGTTGGGCAAGTCTACACCGCAACTGGTGCTGGGGATGGTGTTTGGCAAAAGCCTTTTGACCAGCTCGTGGTAGTAAGGCAAGCCTCAGACCTATCAGGAACCCTATCTAGTACTAGCATCTATTTTATAGATGGTATCATTGACATGGGCTCTCAGACTATTCAAGTCCCAGCAGGAGGCTTAAGCCTTGCAGGGCACACTTTCGATGTCTCTAAGCTTACATCAAGTGAAGGGGGCTACACGATGTTCACCTCTCCTGTTGGCGGCAGTGGCAACTTAATTGGCAAAGATTATGCGATAGAAGTCACTGGGGCAAGCTCTCAAGTATACAACCTAACCAGTGCCACAGGCTTTGATGCTTTTGAATTTGCACGTATTAACTACAACAACTGCACTTCTTTAGGGACAATTACAGACTACCGACAGGGTTTTGAAACTGGAACTGGTCGTTTTGGTGGT